AGCCGTTCCTATGAATTTCGAACTGGTTGGTCTAACCACTAATGTCCCACATTTGCACGCAACGCTTTTTGTCAATGACGAATACTCTATATTGAGACGCGTCGGTTTTACAGTATTCCAATATGTTAAGCCCGAATTTAGGAAGGCTGGACAAGAGTGTTTGGATCCTGTTAAAGCCATGGGACATACTGACTTGTGGAATATAGACGTATTATATCCTATAGCTGTGAAGGAAGGGAACAAGATGGTGATTAAGTGGATGTGTTATGATTTACCACCATCCATTGCCACAGAAGATAAAAAACAGGCAAAAAACTTAAACTTACACGATCTACTCGTACTTTTTGGCCATGAGTTAGATAAACACCATGCGGCACAGATTCGCTTGCTTAAGGAAGCATGTTGTGAAGATAAGACATGTGTACACGGTTTTCCCAAAGCTGTCTGTTCTGCGTGCCAACAGGATGTAGTAGTGAACGATATAGTGAATACCGAAGCGGTCGTGGAGACTGAGACTGAGCAATCTAATCAATTTCTCGTGAACTCCGAGCCCCTGCCACCGAGTGAAGATAATGAGGAGGAACTGCAATTCGTCCCAGGGCCTGATTTTCCCATAAGTGCCACTCGCAAGTACAGGAGAGTTCTTACAACACAAGAACAACTGATTGTGACTCCAGTGAACGATGAGTGCGATTTAAGTGAGTGTACACCTCTTCATGCAAATTTAACGAAGGAGGAAGTGATTGAACCAAATTACGGAATGAGTGATGATTTTTCAGTCAAGAGCACTGATACACCACTCATAGTTCATGTGCAACGAGAGGTGATGACAGCACCCTTTTGGTTTCTAGACTGGTTTGAGGGCATGGTTGATGTCTTTTGCCCATGGAGAATAAGTGACAATCCATTACACGTCAACAAACCATGGCTAATAGATTGGGTGCCACGCATAGTGTTAAACAAATATCCCGATTTAATTGAAATATCACATTTCACACGCAC